ACCTCCGCCAAGGTCGGGCTAGCTTTGTTCTGTTCCTCTGCCATTCCTAAATCTCTTCATTAGTAGCCAATAGTCAGTAGACAGTAGGTTCTGAATTCTGACTACCAACTCCTGCTCAAATAAGGGCACCCAGGGTGTCGGGGACGGACTTGCCAGCCCTCTCATAATGCCTGGCTAGATGGCGGGCGGCCTGGATTATGTCCTCCCCAGAGGCCTGGACTCTCTCGCCGCGGTAACCACCGGGGCTGAGGGCCGCCACGGCAGCCGGCATGCGGTCCCAGTCCACGGTCTTCTCGATATCGAGCCGTCCCTGAAGTGCCCGGAAGATGGCTTTGGTATGATGAGGGAGCTTCCAGGTCTCAGGGTCATGGGGGTCGCCGATGATGGCGAAGGCCTCTTTGGGGAGTCCCTCCTTGGTCTTTTCCTTTTCGATTGCTTCTTTTACTTTTGACTTAGACATGGTTTATCTCCTTGTGTTTGAGATTGCTTCGTCCCGATAAATCGGGACTCGCAATGACAGTGAAGAGAGTGCTTCTTTTACTTTTGATTTAGGCATTGTGCCTCCCTGGAGATGGCACGAGGCTGAAGCCTCGCACTACGTGTTCTTGCCTGTTACACCGAATTCTGTAGTGCGACCCTTCAGGGTCGTGCCCTATTGCACGAGGCTAAAGCCTTGCACTACGTTATTCACTCCTTTAGTTCGCTCATTATTTCTCCTGGTCAGATTCTTCGCTACACTCAGAATGACATTAAACTGTAAATACTGCGATGACGACGGCATCCCTGGGATTTCCTCCAGGAATGACCAGGATTACATGGCGGCCGGTTATCATTTCGCCTGATGCAATATTGCGGGCAACGTTAACGTCGTCGAAGTAGGTCGTCAGGGAGCCTGCGAGCTGGAGGCCGGCTTTATAGGTACCGCTGTCAAAGTTTTTAAGGATGGCGACCTTTATCACGTTAAATCCTAAATCCCAAACTCTAAGCCCTAAACAAATTTAAAAATTCTAAATTCAAATACCAAAATGCCATTCCATTTTGAGTTTTGGGCATTAGTGCTTTGGTATTGTTTAGGATTTCGTATTTGGTGCTTATTATTTTTTTCATTCGGCGTAGAGCTCCCTGGTGATAATGCGGTTAGCACGGGAGATGGCTTTGAGCTTCTTGTCATAGCGGTCAAGCCGTTCCTTGCCCCAGGCCCTGTAGTTGATGGTAGCATGGCGGCCGGCGATGCTGGCTCTGTCCACTGTGTAAGCCGAGGCTGACATGGCTAAGTAGCCTGTCGCGCCGAGGACTATAATCTCCTCATGCTCGGTCGGGATGGTAGTGGACTGGGCGTCCAGGTCGTGCTTCTTGAGCCACTTCACCCGGGCGTCTTCTCCATTGCCCTTGTCCTCCATGTACAGGTGGTCGGCCCAGTACTCGGTCCGCTGGTAGTATTTAGGGATTTGGCCGATAGGGAACTCGACGGACTCGATTTCAAGCAGTCCTGTAAGGGAGGAAATATCAAGCTCGGTATCTCCATCGGTGGTGGCGATGTCGTCCTGCTGCTCTATGGGGGCGTGGAGGGAGTACTCCGTGACTACCCTCTGGATGGCGCCGTCGACCTCGTCGTCCGTCCAGCGATAGTTCTGGGAGTCTGTGTCCTGGAGGTCCTCACGGACCCGTGCTCGCATTTCGGTTAGGTTCATAATTTCACCTAGTCAGTAGCCAGTAGTCAGGAGCCAATAGATAGTAGATTCTGAATTCCGACTCCTGACTCCTGCTCCTCATTAGTCTCTTAATCCTGTCAGCATGGCGCACTTAACGATGGAAAAATTGGCCAGAGACACATACCACTTGACCCTGGTCCGGGAAGCGTCCTTGGTCTCCAGGGACCCGAGGCGCTCGACCTGAATCATCTCAGGGCTGGTAAGTCCGCAGACGGCTCCCTCTCCCATCTGGAAGGCGAAAATAGCCGAGCAATCGGAGGACGTGCCCACGGTGTAGTTGTCCTTGACCCAGTCGGAGACGGCGACGGGGATGCCGTTGTAATAATCGACCATCTCGCCGAGCTTGCCCTCTCCAATAAGGAGATTGGTACCGGCAGCTCGGGCCAGCGCGACGATCTTCCTGCGGGACCGGCGGCTCATGAGGAGCATGTCGGGCTTGCCGCCGCGGACGAGGTCAATGAGCTGGTCGATCTTGGCGAGGGTAAGGGTGGCGCCATTGGTTCCTGAGCCGAGGTGGTTGCCGAGTCGGCAAGTCCAGACCACGGTGCCGTCGGAGTTGGTCTCCCCCTCGGTGGTCTTCCAGGTGGGCTCGGAGGCGCCGGAGGTGCCGGCGGTGGTACACTCGTAGCGGAAGCCGTTCTCCAGCCCTGCGCTGGGAACGACGATATCTCCCAGAGAGTAGGCAGTAGTGGCCTGCCAGGCTGTGCCCTTCAAGGTCTTATACAGGCCATCAGGTCGTTTGGAGTTGACACTGGAGTCGCCGTTCAAAAACGTGTTCTCGAACTCGTGCCTTAAGGCCTTAGCCTTCTGCTCGATGACGGCGGCCTCGAGGTCCTGGATATTACTCCTTGTGGCCTTGAGGAAGTTGTCAACATCGGCGTCTCCGCCCAGGATACAGAGGCTGGCTGAGCACTGCTCGAACTCAGGCTCGGAAGTGGTCCAGGTATCAGTGACAGGGTCGTACCAGGCCACGGTGGGCAAAGTCTTCTCCCTGTTATATTTCAGGCTATTGCCTACAATCTGGATGAAGGGCAGTCCCTGTAAGACGGGGCTGTCCTTGATGACGGTCTCGATGATTCCTTTAAGCAGGATGTCGGTCGAGAGTTTGCTTGTTTCTGCTAAAGATATGCTCATGTTTTCTCCTTGTGCACGAGGCTAAAGCCTCGCACTACATTCCTCCTTTTTGCTGGATTCCAGCGGCGATCTTCTCCCTGGGGGTTAATCCCTCGAGGGATATCTCGGCCCTGGGTGGTGCCCCCACGGGGACCCGTGTCTCTTTGGTTTCAGCCTCGAGCTTTTTCTTGACGGCCTCAGCGATGGCCTGAGCCTTCTCGACGGAGGCGTCAATTTCCTCGATGGTGTCGCCGGCGATGATGTCCTGGGGGATGGTGGGATTGGCCAGCCTGACAGCATCGAGGTATTTGGCGACAGCCAGGGCATTGGCTTCAGAGATCGCCGCGCCTTCGGCTAGCAGTTCGGCGATGCGGGCATCCTTCTCAGCCAGGGCTGCCTCAGCGGCGACCTTAGCCTCGGCGAAGGTCGCCTGCTCTTCTTCAAGCTGGGCTTTGATGACCTCTAAGTCCTCGTGGGTGGAAACCTCGTTGGTGGTTTCTCGAGTTTCTTGAGATTCCTTGTTCTCGTTCTCCATATATTTCTCCTATTCCTCTTGAGATTGCCACGTCCCGATAAATCGGGACTCGCAATGACGAGGGGGTGATTTATTATTCAGGCACTTCCATCTCCGCGGTTGTAGCTCGCTCCCTCGCTCCGCCGCGAGCAGAGGTTGCCCTGAACTCCCTGTTCATCTCCAGGATTTTCTTCCTCTCCTCTAACCAGCGTTTAAACTCCTCGTCTGGTTCCCGGACTCCGATTTCGTCCATAGCAGTCCTCCGGCTGTGGACTCCGGCCTGGACTAATAGCTGCTCGGTCTGGGCCTGCCTATCTACATCTTGCGGTAGTATTTGACCCCAGACCACTCTATGGCTCACTCCTTCAAAGTTCTCGTTCATAAACATTTCCGCCAGCTTTAAAATCATGGCATTACGCTGGTAATATACATTGGTCCTGATAATGCGCTTTCGCGCCACCTTCTGAATAAGACTGCCGAGCTCGATCCTCAGGGCGGTGCCGGAGAGCTCCTTCTCTATACCTCCCCAGGCGGCACGGGGCGTCTCTGAAATATCGTGCAAGGCACGGTATAGCAACTCGATGTAGTCGACATGAAGCCGGACTCCGCCGCCTTGCAGTAAGTCCAGAAGATAGGCCTTAGCGTCCTCGGGGATGGTCCACAGGGCCCCGGGCTGGACCTTGATATCCTCAGCTGATACGATGTTCTCCAGGACGGCGATGGGATTTCCTGACAGCTCAAGGATGCGAGATAGCTGGCTCAAGGCGCGGTTAAGCTCACGCTGGGGCTGGATAAGGGACGGTATATCGGATGTTCCCCAGAAATTCTTGGGCTCACGGAGGTTAGGGAAGATGACGAAGGGGATGAACCCATAAGGATTGGGCCTGGACTCTATGAGGTCATTGTCCAGGTAAAGATCGAAGGTCTGGTCTGTCCAGACTTCGGTGATGGTTCCCTGCTTCCTGGAGATGAGGCGGGGATGAACCCCGCCACTACGATTCTCGTAGACTCGGGTCTTGTCCCCGACCAATTTCCTCTGGTCCCCATAGAGCATCTCGATTTCTTCCCAGCTCAACCTGTATTGCGAAGCCACTCTCCACACCCTGGAAGTGTCGTCACCCAGCCACCAGGCATAGATGCCGGAGACATCGGGGGCAGTGACACGGATACGCTTCTCGTCGATATCCCATATCACCTTATAACAGCCGTCTCCCAGGATAGCGGTGTCAATCTCGGTCTCATAATCGAGCTGCTGGAGCTTGTTCTGCTCAGATACCTGGCGGAGGAGTTTCTCAGCTCTGCGAACCCTGGCATTAAGCTCTTGGGAGGGTACAAGGCCCTCCCCTACGGGATAACAGGCAAAATTGAGTCCCGGCATAAGGAAGCTGGTTAGCTTGTCTATGGACACTTTAGCGTAGTTGAACACAAGCTGGCGATGGCGTGAAGTGCCCGGCCAGTGATTTCCCTGGTAGAAGTCCAGGTTGCTGCGGTAAGCAGTGAGGCGCTGGGTATCCATGCGGGCCAGTTGGGATGGGGTAAATTCAGTCATTTCTGAGGCCTCAATCCCCAACAAACCCCCTCCAAACGTAAAGAGCAAAAATAAAATTGCAAAATGACAGAGCAAAGGTTAAAAGTTTTGTTTTTTGAGTTGTCATTTTGATTTTTGACCTTTGATTTTTAATTTTGTGAGGCGTCTTCAACCACCTTCAGCCATCTCTGCACCGTTCTCGGGCTCACCTCGAATATGCGGGCAATCTCCTTACCGCTTTTTCCTTCCCGCTTCAATTCCCTCATCCTCTCGGCCCGCCTGCGCTTCAAGAACTTTTCCTTCCCCCAGGGCTCTTCTTTAAGGCAATCAGGAAATGGGCAGTTAAGACAGGAGGGAAACAGCTCACAGCCCTCATCCTGGTAGGGATATTCCTCGGGCAATAAATCCCACATCAATTTACTTTCCATATTCCGTTCCTCATTACCCATTCGGCGAAGCCGAATCTTTCTGCCATATCAATCTTCTTTCTATTTGTCACCCCTGCTTTCTATTTGCTGGCCTGACCCTGAGTGAATCCAAGGTGAAGGGTCTCCGGATTCTTCGCTTCGCTCAGAATGACAAGAAGCTAATATTTCGGAATTACAAATTGATTTGCCAACACTGGATATAAATTAGCACAATTGTTCTAATAGAGCAAGGGGGTTTTGTCCCACTTATACCACGTTACTTTAGTAATATTGACAGAAAAAAAACGGCTGCTATAATAAATCCAAGCTATTTTAGCAATTTTATGAGTAAAACCTATTGACAAAATAGATAAATAAGTTTATAGTTAAAGGTTAAGCAGGTAGAAGCCTATTATTATGGCGTTTTTGTTAGAAATTTGAGTTTGTTTGAACTTTAATAATTAAATATTGCTCGATGACATTTGCCTGTCATTCTGATCCCCGATTTATCGGGAGTAGTGCGAGGCTTTAGCCTCGTGCACGACCCTGAAGGGTCGTACTACAAAAATTGACTACTCAGAATGATATTAATGAATAGAACAGAAAGGAGGTGATGCCTATGGCAAAGTCCCAAAGCGAATCCTCCCCATTGCCACTCTCACGATAAGACACAATAAATCCCACTCTTAAAGTAAGAGGGGTAAGGGGAGTTATGAAGCTCGATCAATTGATTCGCGGAGGGGAAGAGAACAATGCCTGGCCCGGGCAAAAGAGACGTTGTTTTTCGTCATTGCGAGAAGCGCAGCGACGAAGCAATCCCTTTACTCAGGGCAGCCTGAATTGAGGCAGGCTTAAAAATCAGGTTTACTGAATAGAAGTTTTCCCTCACTTGAACTTGGGGTGAAATACTTCAGGGAACAAGTGAGTATGTTAGTAGAGAAGAATAATTGGGACACGTTAGTGTTGATATAACCCTCAGGGGTGAAACAGGGAAACAAGCCCTGAGAGAAATATTGGTTGATACCCGGGGCGACATACACGGTATTCTGGAGCTACCGGGGTCGAAACCAAGTTCTGACACGCAAGGGCTGGGACTTACCAGACCCAAAGGCGTGGCCTATTTCTATCTCCTCTGCTGACAAAAACTTCAAAAAACAAAAGGAGGAAATAGATAATGATTCAAGCAAGAGCTTGGCCAGCCAAGGCGATGTATATACTCTTCGCTGCGGCACTGGCCATTAGTCTGTTTATTACAGCGGCTCCTGCCCAGAAGGTGAGTGCTGACCCCGGTCTCAGCGAGTGGGACAGGGTCCCTACTCCGACCACGGAGGACTATGTCCTGGCACCCAATTCGACGATCATCGATTTTGCCATAGGTGACGACGGAGAGGTGGCCTATGCCATCGTGGATATAGCGGAGGTAATGAATGGATCCACCCACCTGTTGAAGTCCGAGGACCACGCTGCCACCTGGGATGACGACATCGACGAAGCACTCGAGGACGAGCTCGAAGACGACAATTTCACATCGTGGCAGCTACTGAGAGTCGCTTGCGACCCTGAGGACTCCGACTTCCTGGCTGTCGCCGTCGATGCGGATGGAGCTAGTGTGCATGTGTACGTCTCCAGAGACGGCGGTGCGACTTTCCGGGACACCGACGAAGT